AGAACCTGTAGTAACGGCATCACCAGCAGCATATCCAACGGCTGTATTGTCTGTACCAGAACTATTCGCGGTCAAAGCTAGTGTTCCTACCGCAGTATTATCTGCTGCTGTGGTTGCTACCAGTAAAGCTCCAGAGCCTACTGCCACGTTGTTTGAGCCAGTAGTTAAAGCACCAGCAGCATTATCGCCAACTGCGGTATTGTCTGAGCCAGTTGTTGCTGCATCAAGTGAAGCTTCACCTATTGCTACGTTATCTGTTCCTGTCGTTAAGGCTGTACCTAAGTTACCAGAACCTAGTCCTACGTTACCTGTACCACCT